GCACCGACATTGTTTGTATGATGCGTGTCGGCTTGATTAACCGTGATACGGAAGCCTCTGCGATTTCGTACAACGTGACACTTTAATGATTGGGTGTGTTGGGTGAGTCCTCCCGCCTAACACCATGAAACGGGAGAAATAGAAATGTCTAGTTTACTCAATCTAAAAATCGGCACGGCTGACAATAGCGATTTCAAACAGGTATTTGACGTTGCGAGCGCAGACGGAGCCATTACGATTCCGACACGTGTACGAAAGCACGTCTTTATCACGAATGCAAGCGCCGCAGCCTTGACACTGGCTGCACCAACCGCTACCACACATGACGGTGTGGAAATTGTGATTGTCAGCACGACAGCCGCAGCGCACACTGTAACGGTGTCAACGACTGGTATGAATGACTTAGGTACGTCCGGCGATGTTGCTACATTCGGTTTGGCGAAAGGCAACGGATTGACACTGGTTGCCTATAACGCTGACTGGTACGTAACAAGTAACATCGGTGCGACACTGGCATAAGCGATATGGTTAAAGTGAAATTTCTTCAGGACTTTCGTGGCAAGCTGACAAAAGAAATCTTTTACGTGGCTGGCACGGTTGCCGAGTTTGACGCAGCAACCGCACAGGCACTATTAGACGAAAAACGAGCAGAACCAGCGGAAGTCGAGGAAGAGACAGCCAACGATAGACAGAAGCGCAGCACAAAGAAGGCGAAATAATGGCTTACTGTGGCGTAGACGAACTGAAAGAATATTTAGGCGTGACTGGTGCAACGGACGACCCGATGTTGTTGACATTGCTTGCCGCCGCACAGCGTACCATTGATAGCTATTGCGCACGCACATTCGAGGCAACAGCCGACACGGTGCGCACATTCGATAGTCAACGTGATGTGGACGGCTACACGCTGACAGTAGATAGCGACCTATGCGCCATTACATCGATTGTCAATGGAGACGGTACGACAGTATCAAATTCGCACTACGTCACAGAGCCACGCAACGAAACGCCATATTACGCTATCCGGCTGAAGGCATCGGCGGGCAAGGTGTGGACTAGCACGGTAGCGGGTGACAGCGAAAACGCTATTTCTATCACAGGCAAATGGGCATACAGCAAAACAGCACCTAGCGACATTGCGCACGTATGCAAGCGGCTAGCAGCGTACATCTATCGGCAGAAAGACAACGCAGGCGATTTGGATAGAGCGGTCATTGCAGGCAATAGCACGATTCTACCAGCGCAGATACCGAACGACATTCGACTGATGCTGACACCATACAAGAGGTTGAGCCGATGACATATACATCGTTTGTCAATGCGCTATCTGCGATCACGGTGGCAGGTGTAAAGCGGCAGTACACAGCACCACCGAGCCAACTGTCAAGCGCCGACTTGCCAGTAATGCACCCACAGCTGCCGGAGCATACTCAGGATGTTATCAGTATTGCGAGTAACACCGGATTGTTTACGGCAGCGTGTGAATTGGCAATTGTCATCAAGGCGAATCAGCAAGGCACGGCGGCGGCTAACTTTGCCGAGTGTCTGACGATGTTGGACGCACTGAATAGCGCACTGATAGACAACACATCTGCACTGAATATCGATAGATGGTCAATGCGTCAAGACGGCGTTACGTATGGTGATACGCTTACTGGACTATCGTGGCGAGAGTAGAGGCGAGTGAATAAATGGCAATTAAGGCAACACAGACACGCTTAGTTATTGGTAGCAGTACCGAGGCGTGGGACTTTTCAGGCGTCTCGAACTCGCTAGATGTTTCACTGTCTGGTGAGAAAATCGAGAATACAAGGTTTCAGGATACAGCGAAAACCTACACCACAGGCGACGCTAGCGGAACGATTGCGCAGAATGGCTACTTTGACGACACGTCAACAGGCAGCTTTGAGCAAGAGATAGCCGAAAGCATTATCAACGGTGAAACGCTGTATGTCGGCGCTATCTTTGGCACGAATCAATCTGTACCAGTGGCATACGTTGCACCAGCCACAAACACAGAGTCAATGGCTATCAACTCGCCAGTAAGCGGACTGATTACCGTCAACGGTTCATGGTTCGACGGCACTGGCATCAAGCGTGGCTTGCAAGTATATCGAGGAACGATTAGCGCAACGGGTACAACCACGTATATCGATACGGGCGCTGTAGGTTCGGCTGGTGGCTATGCGTGGATATGGATTACCGCAGTAACAGGCACAGCCACAAACGCCAACATCCTGATTCAATCGGACGATAACACGGGATTCTCGTCTCCAGCGACGGAGGCAACATTCACGTTTAGCGGCAAGAAAGCAAACGAGCAAGCATTGTCGGGAACGATTGACAGATACCTGAGATTGAGCACAACGTCGATGGGTGGCGCAACAAATTTCACAGTATGCGTGGTTGCCGCAGTGAGCGGCGTAAACTCCGCAGTAGCATAAGGGGTTTTGAGACATGGCAATTAAAGCGAATGGAAACGTAGTTGTTACGTACAACGCAGTCAACATCACAGCCTATTGTGATCAGGCTGACTTGTCGGCAGCGGTGGAACGTCTGGATACAACCAATCTGGCATCTACCGCAAAAGAGAGTACCGCAGGCGATACAGAATGGACAATTGCAATCGGCGGACAGTGGGCAACCGCACTTGATACAGCACTTGCACCCGACGCTGTGACACCAGGCACGGCACGCACAGCTAGCCTTGCACTAGATGGCGGCGCACAGACAGTTACCTACACATGGACAAGTAAAGCTGAAATTCAGGATTACAGCGTGAACAGTGCAACGGGTGACTTCATCAAGTGGAGCGGTACGCTGGCTTTGTCGGGTGCTCCTACACGTGCAGTTGCATAAGGATAGGTAGATGGCGAATATCAAATTTGATTGCAGTCTGGACGGCTTTACAGACAACTGGATTGAAGTTTCGGAACGCTGGACAAATGCCGAGGCGAAAGCTTTGGACGCTGCAATGGATGGTGGATGGACTACATACATTGCATTGCTGAAGAAGAAAGTAACACGATGCCGCCTTGTGGCTGGTGACATGGTAGTTGAGGATTTCAACGATGTTACCGAGGAAGTAATCGACGCTATGGATTTAGTGTTAGTTGGCTTTGTCGGCGGCATCTTGCAGCAGGCAGTCATGAGGCTAAAGTCCCTGGGAAACGTGAGCGCACGAGTATCATTGCCACCAGCCGTTGGCAAGAATTAGATAGTGATACTCGTGCAAAAATCCTAGAAAAGCTTCCAACATTAGACGACGAGATACCAGACAGTGCAGGTGAAGCAACGCCAACACTGTCTGATTCTCTGCTAGATTCATGGCTACTACAGCACTTTACAGGCAGATTCCTTGACGAGATAGACACCGAGATGGACATCTTTCGATTCCTGAGAGCATTACAGGCAAGAGGAATTGAGCGGATAGAACAGACACGCAGAGAGCATATCAAAGGCAAAATCAAGCCTGATGCAATCTCTAGCGAAGAGTGGAAGCAAATCAAAGCGCATGACGCAAAAATCGAGAGCTTACTAGATGGCTGATAGCAAGGTTGGGATTTTAATTGAGGCAAAAGATAACGCCTCATCCACAATTAAAAATGTAAAGAATTCCGTCAACGATTTAGGCAAATCGGCTGGCGAAATGTCTACGCTATCTGGTGCGTTTTCGACACTAGGTAAAGCAGCGGGGCTGGCTGGTGTCGCCTTTGGTGCTATTGAGGTAGGTAAGCAGGTTGTCGAGCTTGCGCAGTATTCGGCACAGGTACAGCGCACAGAAACGGCATTCGCTACCTTTAGCCAGCAGGCGGGACTCGCAGCCAACACACTCGATATGTTGCGCTCTGCCAGTCGTGGCACGATTAGCGATTTCGATTTAATGCAATCGTCTAACCGTGCGTTGGCGTTGGGTGTTGCCGATAGTTCACAGGAGTTGACGCAACTGTTAGAGGTTGCCATTGCACGAGGCAAGGCACTTGGTGTATCGGCTAATCAGGCGTTTTCCGACTTAGTAACTGGCATCGGACGCATGTCGCCGCTGATTCTGGACAATCTCGGTATTATCACTGGCGGCGAAAAGCTATTTGATGCGTATGCGGCAAGCATCGGCAAGGCTACAAGCGCACTCACCGATCAGGAGCGCAAGCAGGCACTTGTCAACAAGGTTATTTCAGAGAGCAAGGAGCTTGTAGCGGCAAATGCAACGGCGGGTGACGATGCGGCTAGTAGTTTCGAGCGTGCGGCGGCGGCGTTCGACAACATCAAAGCCGATTTAGGTTCACTTTTTGGGCCAGCTATTGCAGAGTTTGCCGACCAAATAGCAACGGCTGTGAATAGTGTTTCGGATGCGCTGACTACAGATAGCAGTGAGAAACTTCAAGAAGTTCAGGGACAGGTATCAAAGCTTGCTGAACTAATGAACGCCTATAATGCCGCAATCACCAGAATGCAGGACACCAGTATTGCGGGTGACGGCGCTGGAATGAAAAAGGCGGCGGCTGAAGCGCAAGGCTTAATGTTGAGCATGGAAGGGCTTGCGCTGGCATACAACAAAGTTGCAGCCGAGGCGAGTAAACCGCAGATTGACATTAACCAGTTGCATACAGGCACAATTGCCTACACTGACGCATCGATGGCGGCGCAACAGTTGGCGGCGGCGGCATCAGCATCAGCAGCGGCGGCGGCGGCGGCGGGTGAAAAGATGTCAATTGTTGAGGCGGCTGCATTAGATGGTGCAACCGGACTCAGTATTTTAGAAGCGCAAGCATACGCTACAGGTAGGAGCCTAGAGTATGTAAAAGGCGTGGCGGCTGGTATGGGCCAAATTACCAGTCAGTTGTCATCAATTCGGCAAAATGCAATTGCTCAGTTAGAGAATGCAGCGTTGGAAGCCGTTAGAAAAGGCGGTGATCCAACAGTCATCTCGCAGCAATACTCAAATGCGGCCGATTCTGTTTTTAACATGGGACTTAAGATGGAAAATACCACCGAAGCCATGTTTAATAACAAGGTTGCCGCACAGCAAGCGGTAGAACAATACTCCGCAGGTTGGGTTGAGATTTCAAAAAATGCAGATGAAGCGGAACGATTATCAAAAGCGGCGGCGAGAGCATCGACAAAAGCGGCATCATTAAATCGGGAATTCACTGACCTAGCCAGCAAGGTATCGGGCATCCTATCCGGTGCATTGTCTGACGTTGGCGGCGTGGATGTGAACAGCATTTTGCCACGACAAGACAGCGTGAGCGAGGACGCTAGACGGCTTGCGGATGTTGCGGTAAACGGTTTTGCGTCACCGTGGGCTGACTATCTCGCCAACAAATTCCCCGACACTATCGGCGCAGCTTTTTCGGCTAGTGGCGATGTCAAGCAGACCGCAGCGCAACTCCTGAAGGATTTTCAGGATGGCTTGCGACCGGAATTACTGGATAAGGAAAAGGCGAAGGATTTAGTTAGACGTGCAATTGTCGGTGAGAAAAACTTAAAATCACTCACAGACGAAATCGCCAAAGAGCTTGCTGGCGAGTTGGGCGTAAGTGTTGCGCAGGCACAGGCAGCAGCGGTGCAGGCACTTGGCGGCGGCGGTGCGAGTGGCGTAGGTAGCGCAACTACAGCAAAGCAAGTGCCGATTGTACCGACGATTGACACGAGTAAGTTGCCAACCACGCCGATTAGCGTGAAAGCGACGATTAGCGGATTTGATATCGGTAGTAATGCAACCTATCCAGATGTAAAGATTACAGTTGCGCACATTGAAAGCTTTGACGTGTCGGAAGGCGCAACAACGCCGAATGTATCGTTACCGATTGGGCATTTGTTAGAGATAGGACTTTTTGCAAATGTAATATATCCGAACGTCTCGTTACCAATTGGGCACTTGCTGGAAATAGGGCTAGCTGAAGGCGTGAAGTATCCGAACGTGGTAGTTCCGATTGGATACCTACAGGAGCTGGGGCTTTTTGCAAACGTAACATATCCGAACGTGGTGATCCCAATTGGTTATGTAGAGCAATTGCAGCCTCTTGCATCCGCGGTTTTTCCAGTTGTAAAACTAAGTGCTGAGGTTTCAAATGTTGCACCAATATATTCGCCAGAGCTAGAGCTACCACTTCAATTGTCAGCTGAAATTTCAAGAATTTTGCCGCTATATGCGCCTGAGTTAGAAAAACCGTTGTCATTGTCGGCACGAGTCACGCCATTTATCGATACTGCTAGTATCACAGATGAGCAATTTGTCAGTGCGGCTACCTTTATCACCGAGAGTATGCCAGTACTTGTCACGCCACAAATCACCGTGCTAGGCATTGACACGAGTACGGCACTCACCTATTTAGAGTCAGAGTTAGCGCCGATTGTGACACCGTACATCAAC